GGTGTTGTTGTTCGATACCCTCTTGCTTGTCGTACACTGTACGATATTTAAAAAGCAAAAAAACTGAATCAGGTGTTCTGTGTAAAAGCAGAGCACCTGTTCAACTAAACTAAACCACTATAAGGTGATGAAATAATGGAAACGAAAAACACAAATGCAGTTGTAATTTTTAACGGTGCTCGTCAACATTCATTCTCTGCTAAAAAAGATTGTCTTGTGACTCTCAATGCAGGTTCAAATGTTGTATCAGTTGAAAAGCTGAACCGCTTGCTTGGTGAGACTGGTGATGATGACCTTGATGCAATGGCATCAGAATCATTTGTTGATATGGTTGCAGCAGGTGACATTCAAATTCTTGATGAAGATGCTGTTGTCACAGCAAAAGAAGGCAAGAAAGATAGTGCAACTGGTATTGCAACAGGTGCAGGTGACAGCATTGAAGTTGACATCACAAAGCTTGGTGCAAAAGATGTTATTGCATTGATTGAAGGTGAAGCTGATGCTGAGAAAGTTCAAGCTTATCTTGATGCTGAAAATGCAGGTGAACCGCGCAAGTCTGTTGTTGCTGCTGCTGAAAAAGCTCTTGAAGCTTTGACTGCACCACCAAAAGAAGACGATAAGTAACAGTCATGCTTGCAAGTCTTGATGACATACAAGTTGTTGCTCAAGATGATGATTTCATTCAGGGGTTGGCTGATGAGTCAGTCCCTGAGTTTTCATTGATAGCAGAATTTGTTGACCTGCTTGCTCCTGAAGCAAAGTATGGTAAGAACACAAAACTTGCTCAAACATATCTTGCGGCACATCTTTTCAGTGTTGCCGCTACAGATGCAGGCGGTCGTGGCCCTGTATCTTCTGAAACAATTGGCGGTGTTTCAAGATCATGGACATTGCCTTATCTAAATCAGCAGACTGTGATTGCTTCAACTCAATATGGCCTGATGTTTCTCGAAGTTCAAAATAGAACAATACCAAATCTGATTGTGGTGTAAATCATGCCTGCTTCTGTCACTTTTGAAGACAAAGACAAAGGTATGCAGAGAGTGATTGATGAAATCAATACCCAAGGCGGTTTTGTTGACACCGGAGTTCAGCCAGATGAAGGTGAAGAATTGCTGATAATTGCAGCAGCAAATGAATTTGGTACAAAGAACATTCCTGCAAGACCATACATCAGAGGCGCAATTGACAGCAATGAAGCAGAAATTCAAGAACTTGCAATCAGGTACTCAGGTGAAATTCTTGATGGTAAAACTTCAAGATATGAAGCACTCACTTTTATGGGTCAATTCATTGAAGGTCTTGTGAAGCGATACATGGTGAATCTGAGAGAACCACCAAATGCACCTTCAACAATTAAGAAGAAGAAATCTGACAATCCACTTATTGATAAATCAAACCTGATTGGTTCAATCAGGTATGTTGTGAAAGAAGGTAAAGCATAATGGCTGCAATGATAAAAACAATCAGAAGAAATGCGAAACCGTATTCTCTGAAACTTGCAGGTGCAAATACATTTGTTGATGGTTATGCTCAAGAAGCTGCAACAACACCTGCAAGTATTTCTGCACACATTCAACCAATGGAATACAAAGACCTGAGAAATGTGCCTGAAGGTCAAAACACGCTGCAATGGGTTGTTCTGTGGTCTGAAGCAGATATTCCAGAAAAGGCAGAAATAACATACAATGGTGTTGTGTATACAATTCAAAAAACTCAATTTTGGGATGACGGTGGCTTTTATAAAGCTAAAGCTGTACATATAGAAGACTAATGGCAATTGTTCTTGTAACAAATTACTCAGCAATGAGACAAGCTCTTTTGACTTGGTTGAAAGAGCAGTCAGGTGTTGGCATGGGCGAAGCTATTTTTTTGAATCAGAAAGTTGACAGACCTGCAAAACCTTATGCAACAATTCAAATCATTGCAGACAACATTAAAACAGGTGATGATGAAGTAAGGCCTGAATATGATGGTGGCGTACCTGATTTAAAATTTAGAACGGTTGGTCTGAGAGAAATGACTGTTCAGGTTCAGGTGTACACAGAGCCTGCAAAGTCAGTGACTGATGTTGAAGCTGCTGACAGATTAAATCAAGCTCTTATCACTCTTGACCATCCTTCAATACATCAGTTTTTCAATGATGCAAACATTTCTATTTTAGGGCATACTCCGGTTATAAGACTTGATGAACAACTTGGCGAACGATGGGAAAGACGCGCTTCAGCCGATTTAAGAATAATGTACACCGCTGAGAGTGTTGATGATGGTAGCTTTGGTGAATGGGTGGAGTCTGTCGAGATTCCGCGAGTTGATAACGGTAATTTAACAGTAAATATATAGGTAAATAATCATGACAAAAGTAGCTGACGTAGCCAATGTAGTTATAAATATCGCGGACACACGAATCACTCGTGTTGGATTTGGTGTAATAGCTATTTTCGATACGATAGCGAATACTGTTTTTCCTGAACGATCAAGGCAGTATTCTGATATTGATGCTATTGCTGATGATTTTGCCAACACAACAAAAGTTTATAAAATGGCGGCGGCAATTTTTGGTCAAGACAGATCACCTACTTTTGTAAAAGTTATTCGCCATGAAACTGGTGATGCTTCGATCACAGCCGCGCTTGATGTCATTGTTGCAGAAGATAATGATTTCTATGAAATAAATCACATGTTTAAGTCAAGCTCAGATATTCAGCTTATTGCAGCATGGGTTGAGACAAAATTTAAAATCAGTATCGCTCAATCTTCAGATGCTGATGTTATAACTGGCGTTAGCACTGATATTGCGTCATTGCTACAAGCCTCTGGATATAACAAATCTGCTTACATGTGGCATCATCAAGTTATCAATGATGAAACTGGTGTTGCTGTTGTTGTCGTTTCTAATGTTGCTACAGTTACAGATGCGCTTCACGGGCTTGAAATTGGCGACCCAATTACTTTATCAAATTCAGTGACTGTCGCTGTCGATGGAAACGCTATTGTTGCTTCTGTACCTACTGACGGCACCTATACATTTACAACAGCCGCGCCGGATGCAACTGGCACTGCTGATTATTTCTCAGGCTATAACTTCCCTGAAGCCGCATGGGCTGGATATATGCTGCCTTCTGATCCGGGTTCTGAAACGTGGGCATTTAAACAACTTGCTGGAATTCAAATAACATCAATATCAAAATTACCATCAGGCGGTGAAGCTATCGCATTAGGTAAAAGCGCAAATCTATATACGCATTTAGCCGGTGTTGGTCATACTCATCCTGGCGTTATGGCAAGCGGTCGATTTATTGATATACAGCGCGGGTCTGATTGGGTTGAAGCCAGTATTGAAGAAAGCATTGTTACCTTGTTGCTTAATCAGCCGAAAATCCCATATTCAGATGATGGCTTTACTGCTTTTTATGCAGAAATGGCCGCTGTTTTTGATCTTGCTGTAAAAAGAAATATTATGTCAGAGTTGCTCGATGGTTCAGGCGATTTTTACAGAATAGTGATACCAAAAGCTGCTGACCAGTTAACCGCTGATAGGCAAAACAGGTATTTACCCGGTATCACAGCAGAAGTGCAGTTTGCAGGCGCGGTGCATAGCTCACTCATAACCGTTAACGCTAATATTTAAAAGGTGAATTAAAATGACTGTTGAAACTTACAATCCAAAAGATATTAGCATCATTGTCGGTGGCTTTATCATGGCTGGTTTTTCTGATGATAAAGTCAGAGTTTTCAGAGATTCAGACGCATGGACTGATGAATCTGGTGCAGACGGTGAAGTTGTACGATATGCAACTAATGATAAACGTGGTGAAATTGAAATCACTTTACTGCAAACATCGGCTTCAAATTTAACACTGACAACATTAGCCAAAGCTGATGAATTGTCAGGCGCTGGAACAATACCAACAATCGTTAAAGATAATCGTGGTAATGATCTGCATGTTGCACCTACTTCATGGATTGTAAAAATCCCTGAAGCAAAATACAGCAAAGGCGGAAATGTTCGTGTATGGCGTATTCGTACCGATAACTTGCAAATGATTTTAGGCGGGTCTTAATGCTGAATCAAAAAACAGTAACCATTGGCAAGACTGACTTTGTAATTCAACAGCTAACAGCTTCAAAAGGACTTGAAGTAACTTTTGCTATCGCCCAAATATTAAAGGGTTTGGCTGAGGGCGTATCTGAAGAGTATGTTTTAAATTTTGATGCTACAAAAGTTAATATTGGCAAAATGATTGCCGGTGTTATCGCCTGTTCTGATGTTAAAGAAACGCCTGAGTTTATTAAACAACTTGTAATGGACAGTGTTGTCAGTCCTGACATGGGTGGTCAAGAACAGTTATTTGAACAACACTTTGCCGGTAACTACGGTGAACTTTCAGAATTGCTTGAAGAGATAATTATCTTTAACGGCTTCTCTGAACTAGTAAAAAAAAATGCCTTGCGCCTTATCTCAATAATTCAAGAGTAGAGCGTTTTTCTGTTCATCCGTTAATTGCGCGGGCAATGGCTTCAGGCTTGGCTAAATATTATGAGTTGATGTATCAAATGAGCCTTGAAGATGTTATTGCATTGAATATTTTGCTTGATGATATTGAGGAATCATAATGCCTGTATTGCGCGAACTAATCACCCGTTTTTCATTTGAGACAAACAAGGCAGACGTAAAAAAGTTTGAATCTACAATTGGCGGAATGAAAGGTTCGCTAACAAAGCTTGCTGCCGTCTTTGGTGTATCGCTTGGCGGCAAAGCCCTTTTTAACATGGGTGTATCATTAAAACAGTCCGAAGAAAATCTAAGGCTATTCGCTGGTGTTAATCTTGATAATGTAAATAATAATCTTGATTTAATGCAGCAGCGTTTAGGCAACATTCAAGATGGCGCAGAAAATATAATCAGAAGAAAGACCTTAAACGTTCTAGCTACATCATTTATAAAAGAATTCGGTTCAGCAAATGAAGAGGTTAAGCTTTTAACTGAACTTCTAGAGGCCGCCGCACTTCAGAAATTAGCAACCGGCGCTGACATTTCTGAAACTTTTGCTGGGCTCCTCACAGGAGTAAGAACGGGAGGCCTGGGTGCTTTTGTTGATTTACCCGGATTTGATTTAGAGAGAAAAAGAGAACGAGAGTTTAAGCTTGCAGTGCAAGACCCCGGTGACCCAACCGGAAAAATCGGGCAAGCACAAAGACAGCAGGAAGTGTCAAATATTTTAAAAAGTTTAATGCAGGAATTGAGGGCGGCGGCCTTTGCCGTTAGCCCTGAGCTTGTTGGTGTGGCGGTAGGTAAAGAAATAATCATAGAGGCAGCAGAAAAAGCTGCGGAGGTCGCTACTATCGCAGGCGTTAAGGCCGCGCTTGCCGCAATTAAATCAATTACAGATACAGGTGACGTTATTCCTGATACTGGTAATTTATTGCTTGATGAATCAAAAACTGGTGCTTTAGGATTGATTCATCAAAGTATTAATAGGATGAGACAAAGACAACAAGAAAGGGTTAATACAGTCAATAATAAGGATAACACAATTAATAATAGGGCTAATATAGTCAACAATATTGAGGTAAATTCAGTATTTCACATAAATGAATCTACGAACGCAAAAGAAACTGCCGAGATAGTTGATAAAAGAATATTAAAAGTAATTGATGATGCAAGTTTTCAAGTCCAAGGCAGTGGTGAGCAGCGATGAGCTTTGGCAATCTTTTTGTTGACCTGCCAAAAATCGGCACTATCGAACTTGATGCTTCTTTAAATGAAGAGCATGACTTTGATACTCGCATATCAACAAATCCAACTGAAGACGGAGTTGAACATGCTGATAATATAATTTTGTTGCCAGTTGTTTTATCAATGACAGCGCGTGTTTCTGATGCTTCAATGATTCCGCTTGTACCGTCTTTTGGCAGCAAATCAATAGATGCTTATAATGCTCTTGTTGAATTACAAACAAGCAAAACACTTGCTGATGTGACTACTGGAATACGAACATATGCAAATATGTTTATTAAAAGAATTTCTGTGCCAAGACAATCAACCGATGGTAATTCACTTAGATTTGAAATGACCTTTCAAGAGCTTTTAATCATTGGCGATAATTCAGAAAACAACCGTGAACTTATTTCTGCTGATGTGATTCATACTGCATTGCCTGAAAATAATGCAAATGTTGTTCAGAAGGTTGCCTTGTGAGCGTTTTTAATATACCAATACAGAATAGGACGGATGCAAACAGATTAACTGTCGAACTGTCAGGTGTGTTTTATGAGCTAAGATTTTTATTTAATGCTAATGAATCACTATGGTATATGAGCATTATTAAAGATTCTATTGAGATAATTTCAGCAATCAAACTTGTTTCTGGTGATAATCTATTGTCACAATTCAGGGCTTATGATATTCCCGCTGGAAAGCTATTTATTGAAGATAAAGACGGATTATATTCAGACCCAAATGAAGCAAATTTTGGTGAGTCGGTTTTTTTAAGATACGACGATGAATTATAAACGCGCAATAAGGCTTGAGTTTGAAGGTGCAGATATTGATCCTATAACTGATTTACGTATTGCTTTTGATGTTTCAAAAGCTGATGGTGGTGCATTTAATAAAGGTAAAATATTTATTTATAATCTCAGCCCGTCATCAAGATATGGTTTATTAATCGCAAGAATAAAAGATGAGGTTGATGATGAGCCGGTAATAAAAGTAAGATTGTTTTCTGGTTACGAGGGAAATCTGAAGCTATTAATGTCAGGCGATATTCTTATTTCAAAGAATACAAAATCAG